AACACGGTGCCCGGCTGCGTCACAAGCGCCTTTCCCGCACCGCCGATCGTCACATTGCTCGAGATCCCGAAGACCCCCGCGGCGAATGAGGCGCTGTCCGCGCTCGCCAGCGCGGCATTGATCGCCGCGCCGCGGTTCGAGCCGGGCTGCAGGAACGGCGGGAGTCCGACGGTACGCTCCGCCGCCGTCCGGATGTAGGCGTTCGCGAGCTTGTCCGTGCCCTGGTCGGCCCGCCCGCCGAAACTGTCGTCTTGGAAGTGAGGATCGGCGCCAAGGCGGTTGAACCCTGGCGACGGGAAGGCGTTGCCGTCGGCGTTCGGGAAGTGCAGGGCCACCCAGCAGTCCGGCTGGCCAGGGACGGCCCCGAGCTTGATCGTGTAGGTGGTGCCAGGGCGGTTCTGCGCCGGGAAGATGGTGGAGGCGTTCGTCGGGTCGGGAACGCTAGGAGCCGTCGAGAGGTCGGAAGGGTACGACTCGCAGGACCACACCCGGCCCACCGCGCCGCTCGTGTCGACGAGCTCGACGTCCTCGGTCGGGTCGAGGTCGAACACGACGACCTCACCCACCGTGCCGCCGTTCACTTGGATCGTGTTCCGCGTGGTCATGTCGCCTTCACCTTCGCCGCCGCAGTGTGCACCATGGGATCGCTCCCGCCAGGACCGAATGGGCTGGGCCCGAACGCCGTCGTGAAGGCCGTTTTCAAAGCCGCGCCCCCGTCGTTCGGAACTGGCGTCCAGCCATTGAACAGCGCGAACCAGCGGGCCAGGTTGGCATCCGCCGGCGTGGCCAGGGCAACCGGTGTTGCGGTGTCGTCCCCGATCCGCACCTCCGGCGCAAAGAGCTTCAGCATGGCCGGCGCGAAGAGCACCGCCGCGCTATCGGCGTCCGGGGTGAGCGGCGTCCGGGAGATGCAGGGAATCGCCACGGCGTGGGCCAGGTGGCACGTCCGGACGTCGGTGGGCAGGCCGGCATTCCCGGTGCGCAGCCAGTCACGGATCGAGCGCTGTAGGCACACGACTAGGAGCCCGTCCCCGGCCGTGAGGTCGAAGGAAAGCGATACCCCGCCGCCCTGTGGGAAGAGCACCGGCACGTCCGGGAGCACGGGGGGTATCTCGGCAGCCATTGTGCCGTCCTCGCGCGGGACCGGCCTCGAGCAGACGAGCTGCACGTCGGCCGATTGCGTGTCGCGCGTCCATGCGACCACGGTGCCCACCTGGACGGTGAACACGTCGCCGAGGGCGCTCGCGATACCGCGCGCGATCACCTCGTCCCAGCGGGGCTGCGTGCCGCTCAAAAGGGTTTTCCTTTCGCGTCCACGTACCAGTCATCCCCGCGCGTGTCGCCCGTGTAGGTGCACTCCTGGAGCACGTACTGGCCTTTCAGTTCGTGGGCCGTGACCACCGCCTTGCGCCCGGGGATCACGTCGGGCTGAATCAGCATCCGAAACGACACGGTGCCGTCCTTGTCGACGGACGGGGAACCGAGCATGCCGTGTGTCTCGTCGACCACGACGGCGAAGTCCTGGAGTGCTTCGGCGATTCCCAGGATCTGGAGCACGCCGTTCTGCACGCTCCACGTCAGTCCGACGCTTTCGAGAATGCGGCTCATTTCTCGAGCCGCCGAGCCGGAGAGCACGGTGCCCATCGAGAACGCGCCGCCGAGACCGAGGGACTGGATCTTCGCGACTGCGCTCGAGAGGTTGCCGGCGCCGACGCCGAGGGCCTTGACGAGAGCGTTGAGCACGGTGCCGACGTCGCTCCCCTTTCGGAGCGCCACGTTCACACGCGCGCTTCTCATGGCCTTCTCACCGTCGCCGGCGGAGAGCGAAGTCACCCAGTCGGGGCCCTGGCGCTGGCTGTAGGTGGTGCGGAGATCGCCCAGGAACAGCGTCGAGGTGAGGCCCACATAGCCGGCGTCGACCTGCACAAGGGCGCTCTTCGCCTGCTGGAGCGCGAGGCGGTGATCCGCGTTCAAATTGTGGATCTGTAGATCGCACGTGTTCGCCGTTGCCTTCAGATCCCGCTTGATCGTGAAGTGACACGTGAGCCCGGCTTGCGAGCCGATCGTGTTGATTCCGATCGCGCTCGAGCCGTCCACCGAGACGGCGATCTTGCACGCGCGGTTGATCATGAGGGCGCTCACAGGGCCGCGCGCTCCTCGGCGGTGTAGTAGAGCAGCGAGAACGAACGCCCGAGCGAATAGAAGCCGGGGCCGTCGTCGTTCACGGTGGCGAGCACCACAAGCAGGCCATGAGGCCTCGCTGGGTTCACGACACCGCGAAGCGTGCTCCACCTGGGCACGAGCTTCACACCGGCGATCAGCACCTCCCCGTCCGTGGTTGCGAGCGAGAAGAAGTAGCGATCTTCGCGCGCGTGGTAGTCCAGCGTTACGACGTAGTCGCTCCCGTCGAGCGTCACGCGGAACGTGGACACCGGCGTGTCGAGCGGCAGGGGGACGGAGAGCGGCATTCACCCGCCCCCTGCAATCCCGCCGACTACGGCGTTCAGGCCTTGCTTCAGAATCGAGGCCTTCTCGGCGGACGACATGGGCGCCGGCGTCTGCGGGCCCGCGGCCTTCGGCGGCACCGCCGCCACGATGAGAGGCTTCGGAGCGGCCACCGAGGCCGTGGCCACGATGTTCACGCGTTTCAGTTCGACCTTGAAAACCATGCTCCCGAGCTTGTTGCGCTCGCACGAGACGCTGGTGATGGCCATCGAGTCGTATTGCTTCGTCGAGGCAAACACGGTGCATAGCTGCCCCGATCGCTCGATCACCGTCAGCGCGTTGTGCACCGTCGCGATCACGTCGATGGGGCCCGGAGGCTGCAGCGTCGTGGCAATCGTGGGCGGCGTGCCGAAGAGGAGCGACCCGAGCGCCGAGACGCCGGCCGAGATGAGACCGGTCAGGGAGAGCGGGGTAGGGCTCGGCGGAATCACCAGCGGCTGCGGGCCAAGCTGCCAGCCGGCACCCGGGTAGGTGCCCACCGCGGCGCTAACGCCCTTCGTCGGCGAGTTCGTAACGATCCCCTCGAGGGACACGCTCTCGGGGTCGTGGCGGACGTTGTCGGTGACGTCGCTCCCGATCTCGACCGGGTGCTCGGTGAGCTCGGAAGTGTTCGTGTGCGTCTCCGAAACGATCGTGTCGAAGTAGACGGCGGGGCCGGCGTCGGGCTGAATCCATGCGAACCGAGGGCCGCGGCGGGTGATGTCGATGTTCACGGCGCCACCGCCTCGAGCGCTGCGAGAGCGGCCCGCCGGTCGTCGTTCAGGATCTGCGGCAAGGCGTCGCGCACGCCGTCCGCGCCGCCGCGCTCGCCACCTGTATTGATCGTGATCGAGTTGTTCTGCTCGACCATCGCGGTGCGAGGCCCGTAGGACGTGCTCCCCACCGTCGGCGCCCGGACCAGCGTCGCCGTCGCACCCACCGCCGGGCCTCGAGTGACCCCCTCGGCGAAGCCGGCGTTGACGTTCTCGCCGAGGTCGGCGAACACCGTCGACGGGGAGTTGATCCCGAGCTTCTTTTTGAACGCGCCCCAGAGCGAGCCGGCGAGCCCGTCGACTAGCCCCTTGATGATGCCGGCCGCGGCGTCACGCGCCGTCTGCGGGAGCTTCGTGGCCCAGTCGAGGAAGGCCGCGGTGATCTTCTCGTCCCATGCGGAGAACTCGGCCCACGTCTCACCGAAACCGAACTTCCAGATCCGGCCGATGTCCTCCCAGGCCTGCTGGAAGAACTCGGTGATCGTGGAGTTCTCGATGAAATCGACGAGCTCGGCGAAGGCCTTCTGCGCCTCCTTGCCGATCTCGCCGATGCCGAGCGCCTCCCCGATCGAGTTGAGGAAGTCGCCGAGGACCGACTCGCCGCCCCGAAAGAAGGTAACGATGTCTTCGACGATCAGGAACAGCGCGATCCAAGGAGCGGCGGCACGAAGCGTATTCGCGATGAACTTGAGCATGCCGGCGTTCATGACGGCGAGCACGGCGGCAATGGCAACGCCCGCAATCTTCCACGAACTCGAGCGAGCGGTGACCTTCGCGAAGCCTTGAATGAACCACGCAACGGCCTTGCGCGTCGCGATGAAAACGGGAAGGAGCTGCTCGGCCAAGAGTAGCTTGATCTTCTGCCAGCCGAGCTCCTCGGACTTCTTGGCGCGATCAAGCTTCTTGAATTGCTGAATGTTCTCTTCGGTGAACCCGCCGACGGCGTCGTACTCCTCGCCGAGCTCGCGCATGGCGTCCTTGTTCGCGAGGAACGTCGGCACGAGCGCCGCGCCGTTGCGCCCGAAGATCGCCATGCTTGCGGCCACACGATCCGACGGGCTTTCGAGACCAGCAATCGCCTCGCCCGTAGCGGTGAAGATCTCGACCGGCGTCTTGTTCTTGAGATCCTCAGCGGAGATCCCGAGCGCCTTGAATGCTTCCTGGGCCTTCTTCCCTCCGCCGGGCAGGCCGGCCATGCCCTCGTCAAGCCCCTCGAGCGCGCCCTTCCCGCCGCCCGATGCCTGCGAGATGTTCTTCTCGAGTAGCCGGAACGCGCCGCCGAGTTCGCCCGCGTCCTTGCCCGTCTGGAACATCAGGCGCTGTAGATCGTCGAGCCCAATCCCATACTGGGCGGTGACGGCTCGGAGATCTTTGCTCTGCGTGGATAGCTCAGAGAACATGTCACCGATGCCGAGACTCTCGAATTTGAAACCACCCTTGAGGTTCTCGATCGATTCCTTGACTATGCCAGTGAACGCTTTGAGCTTAGTGGTGCCCTCCTCGAGAGCCTTCGTCTCCACCTGGATCTCGAACGCGGCCAGGACTTCGCGCAGCGCGGGCATTAGAACGCCTTCCGATCTGCGCGCCTACGCGCCTCGGCCTCGGCGTCCTCGAACGCGTCCAGGATCTCGTGCATGTCCTGCACTTCGTCGATCGACAACGAGGTACACACCTCGGTGCGCGACGCGAGGTGCGCGTGCACCGGCCGCCACGTGAACCACGAGACGCCCGGAGGGATCGCCACAGTCACCCCGTCGCTGGACGAAGGCCCCACCCGCCTTCGAGCATATCGGCTAAAAAACTTGCGACGTTCGCCCGCACGCACTGGGAGTCGAACTTGTAGCGGCGCCCAGGATGCCCGCCGAACACGGACTCAGTGCAATCCTTCAGAGGCAACCACACGACGGCGCCGTTCGCCTCGTTCTTGAGTTCCGCCGAGGCGGTGAACAGGTTTCGCATGCGGGTAAACCCCGCGCCGTCCGCGTCCGCCGGCCACGTCAACGACACGTTCGCGGCGAGCAGCTGGTCGACGAACGCCCCCGCGTCGCCCTTGCCGTCGAGCAGCGACGGAAGCGCGTTCACCAGGAGCTTCACCACGGGCTCACTGACGCGGTTGATCAGCGCGTCGCAGACGCGCAAGGCGTCATCAGGCGCGAGCTGCTTGATCCGCACCGTGTGCGGCCCGAGGCTGAACTCGAACGACTCGCGCGGCATGGATCACGACCCGCCCGGGAAGTAGGTGGCGTCCGTGACGACGAGCTTCCATTCCTTCGTGCCGACCGTCTTGCCGACCTCGGTTTTCGGCGAGGCGACGATGCGCGCCGCCGTCCCCATCAGGAGGTCGTTGCCGAGATCGTTCTTGAACAGGAACGGGCCGAGACCGGCCAACGTGGCCTTGTCGACCGCGAGGAGCGCCGCGAGCACCGTATTGACCGGCGACGTCTGCAGGAGCTTCACGGTGACGTTGTAGGACTTGTTGCCGGTCTCGGAGAACACCCCAGAGCCATCGGCGCCGGTGGTGAACTCGAAGTCGGGGGCCACCGGCTCGATCTCGAGGAGCCCGTCCTCGGCCGCGCCGCCCGCGTTGATGTTCGCGAACAGGGCATGGACGATCGTGAACCCTTGAACGCTGTAGGTTTTCGCGCTGTCGGACATGGATCCCTCAGTTCGTCAGGTTCCCGGTGATTACCGTTGCGTAGATCGCGCCGGCGATCTGTGCGGTGAAGGTGACCCCCGTGAGGCGACGAGCGGCCTTGTCGGCGTCGCTGACGGCGCTCGCTTTGGGCACCACGACTGCGGGGCTACCGGGAGTCAGGAACGATGCGCCATCGGCCCCTGGCGCCGCAGCAATCAACAGGGGCGAGAGGATCGCCGCCTGGGTCAGGCCGATGCCAAAATTCGTGAAGGGCACCTTCGAGCCCTTGTCGGCTGCGGCCTTGAGGGCGCCGAACACGCTCTCCTGAATTCGCGCCTCGAGCGCGTCACGCCCGATGATGACGTCGATCCATTCACCGCTTGCGACGCGCCCGCCCTTGACGATGCCAAGGGAGTTCTGGGTCACGTACACCGAGGCGTTCTTGCCGCTGGTTCCCTCGGTGCCGACGCCTGCGATTGCGTGGTCCTGAGAGGAGGTCAGGACGTCGGTGAACACACCGACGAGCGTCCTGTAGAACCAGGCGCCAGTCCCTGGGAAGCCAGGCGCGCCGAGCATGGCCGTGGACCACGCGACCTCCTGGTAGGCGTGGAGTTCGTTCGCCAGGAACGAGCCCGCCGAGCGGAAGTATGAGAGGGCCTTCATCTCGGCGAACACGTCCGTCGTGCTCCCGCTGTCGGCGCAGGCGCTGTCGCTCGAGGAGTAGAAGAGAACCTTCTTGTTCGCCTCGATCCAGACGGCGAGCGCTTCGACGGTGGCCTTACCGCCTTGGTCGAGCGCCACCGCGTACCAGTTCACCGGATCCGCCACGTAGATCGCCGAGATGTCGCCCACGATCCCGGGGTCGGTGGTGTTGTCCTGAACCGTCATGTCCCCGAGGAGGGGTAGCTTCGAGAGGTTGAAGATCGCGCCCGCAGCGCTCGCGGCGATCGTGATGCTCGCCTCGGTGCCGGGGATGCTGGTGCCCGTCGCGGTCGCCCCGTTCGTGAAGCCCAGATCGGTGTTTGCGGTGCCGCTGCCGAGGAGCAGCGTGCCAGTCGAGCCCACCGTAGCGCTCTCGATTCGGAGGTATGCCTTCCCCGCGGAGAGGTAGATCGAAGCCGTCGCGTGCGTCGTCGTGACCGCATTGATCTGGTCGGCGATGTCGTCCACCGTCGCGAGACCGGAGAAGGTTGTGGTGTACGGCCCGCCGGTGTTGCTGGTGACGATATACGTCTCGGTGTTCAGCGTCGTAACGTCGAGCGCCAGGAGGTCCACCGTGCCCGTCAGCGTGGCCGGAGTGACTGGCGTCAGCGTCGACATGTTCTGCGTGAACGTCATCCCGGACTTGGTACCGAGCGACGTCATGAGGCCCGTGCAGATGTCGTCGGCCGTGTCGGCGTTCTCCACCGTGTAGGTGTGCTCCGAGACCGAACCGTCGGGGATCGTCAGCGTGAAGCTGTATTCGTATCCGACCGTCAGCTTCTGCGGCGCGATGTCCACCGTCTGCGTGAAGGCGGAGTCCCGGCGGCCGATGTAGACCTTGTCCGGCTTCGGCGTCTGGCTGAACGCCTTCGCCGCCATCCGGTACGCCGGGGAATACGTCGCGAACCCGTCGGCCACGATCTCGTCGAGCGAGGCGTAGTTCTCGAGAAGCTTCGAGCCGGTGTGGTACACGAGGAGCAGTTCGTTCGAGAACGACGCTTGCGACGGGCCCGGCCCGGACAGCGAGATCGTGACCTTGGAGATGTCGTTCAGGGGCATTTGTCAGGGTCCTTCGATCACCATGGGTTCCGGATCGGCATCGATGATCTCGTCGGTGGCGTCGACCTCATCGATCGGGCCGTAGAAGATCGGAGCCTCGGCGCCAGGATTCGCAGGCGTGCCCGCGAACACCGAATCCGATTCGGTCACCACGAGGCCGAGAAAGACGTCGAGAGAGGCAATGCTTGACACGTGCTCGTCGACCGCGGGCGCCAAGGGCACCACAGCGCCCGTCTCCCAGAGCGCGCAATTGACGGCCTCGAGAGACGCTCGAGCGTGCTCGCTGGCGAGCCGCGTGCGGAGCGTCTCGAGGTAGCCCAACGCGTGCACACCGTCGCTCGGATCGAAGGAGATCACCTGGACGCTGAACGTCGCGCGTCGCGTGCCGATGATCGTGTCATGGAGACAGAGCGCGGGGTCCGCGTCAGAGTCGTAGGCCATGACGCGCGCGTCGGTGCCGATGGCGCTGGTGATGTTCAGCTTGCAGAAGGCGAACACGCCCGCAGCGCTCGAGGCGAAACCGTCCTCCGCCGGCGGGATGAACGGGCGGCGCCCGTCGTCCCAGAGGGCGCGGACGCCGATGCAGCTCGTGACGAGCTGCAGAAGGGCGGGGCGAACCGCGTCGAACCTCACCGACTCACCTCGGCGGTGATGGCGGCCTTGAGAGCGCCGGTGTCCTCGAGCGGCGTCGAACTTCCCTTGCGGGCTGCCGTTGCCGGCGAGTCGGCCGGCTCGTTGGACATCTGCGCTTGAATCTCGCCCACGAAGCGGGCGCCAAGGGCCGCGAGGCCCTCTTCCTGGGGCCGGGCCCCGGTCACGGCGTCGAGGGCCACCTGCCGGAGATCGGCGCGGTGGGCGGCCTCGAGCGCGTCGGCCCAGGGGCGGATGAACGGGCGAGGTACTTCGGTGGAGGTTCCGAACTCGGCGAACGCCGCGCGGTCCACGGCGTCGCCGGCGCTCGCGTGGACTCCCACGGTAAGCGTCGCCGGCTTCGCCAGGGCGCGGAGGCGCTCGACAAGCGCCATGGCGCCGTTGTCGCGGTCGGTCAGCACACGCCCCCCATCCACTTGTCCCAGGGGCCCCGAACGAAGAACGACTCTGCGCCGTTCTCGACGATCCCAGGGGTAGCGTCGTCGCCGATGGTCGGAAGGATCTTGCCGGCCTTCCACTCGTCGATCTGCTCTCGAGCGATCTTGTCGTTTGCGATGATCGACTCGCCGGCGGACTTGAAATAGTAGTCGGTGACGAGCGACTGGACGATCGCGATGTCGTACGCCGCCCGCTTGCAGACAACCCACGTCAGGATTGCCGGGAACGGCGCCGGGATCGGCGTCGCGTAGTCGATCAGCGCGTTGTCAACGAGCGCGCTGTGCATGTCCAGGAAGGCCTGGATCATGGCGCCGCGCTGCTCGGTGACGCTGATCTCGCCCGCCCCTGCGTCGGTGAAATTGACGGCCGAGCCGCCCACCGTCGTCGACACCTTGAACAGCGAGTCCGAGTTCGTGATCGGGAGCGGGTAGTAGACCGTGGAGGCCGAGAGTCCGGAAGGCAGAGCCGGACTCGTCACCCCGACGGTGGCCTTCGCGGTGAACTGGAGGGCCTCGGTTCCGCTCCACCCATGGGCCGACAGGACCCCAAGCGTATCCGCCGTCGGGTCGACGACGGAGAGCACTCGGGCCTTCGACGTG